TGCTGTTGCACTTGTAAGTGTAAGTGTAGTACCACTAGCTGTGTATGCTTTGCCTGATCCAGGTTGTTGAACTACTCCATTAATAACAAGTCTAATATCATTTTCATTACTTACTGCATGAGATAAAGTATAACTAGCTGTAGCCGAAACCGAAAAAGTTTCAGTTAAAAAACTAGCATAATTCTCTGCAGGTGTATTACCTATATAAGCCATTAATTAATCCTATGTAATTTCCATTATAGAAAGCGTACCTGAAAGTTTATCAGCTACTGAACAATCTATTTTTAATTCGTCTGTTGTTTCTAATACAACTTTACCACCAGATAAAAGCTCTAAAGAACTTCCTGCTGGAATAGATACATCCTTAACTAAAAAAGCTGTACCATTTGCTACATTATTAGCACCACCTCTATTTGATGTATCACTAACTAATTCTACTTCAACAGTTACTGCTGTAGTATGTATGTTAGTAAGAATCAAACCAAGAACAACAGTTGTTGTACTTCCTGCACAAGTATACATTTTGTAAGGTGTACCTGCTGACGCTGGTTCTGCTGCAAATGTCACTACTTTAAACGTATTTGCCATTTCTTATTTTCTCCTTATTATTAATTTAACCTAAAGCTATAGCTAGTGCTGTTGGGTCATCTGTTACATACCCAGCACTATTTAAGTATGTTTTGATATCTGTTAATGCTACTTGTTTCATAGTTCCAGCATCATTTAATACTACTCTATCAGCATCTGCTAAAGTTGTTCCAGTTGCTGAAGTATCTCCATCTATAATATTAAGTTCTGTTGCTGTAGAATTAACAGCTGCAAGTTTAGTAAAGTCTGCTTGAACTAATCCTGATACTCCATCTAATAAATTTAACTCAGTTGCATTTGCTGTTAATGCAACATTCTCATTTATTTTAGGTGAAGTTAAAGTTTTGTTTGTTAAAGTTTGTGTTCCAGTTAAAGTAACATCTCCAACGTTTGCAGGTGTAATTTTTGTAAATGCAATAGAATCAGAACCAAGAGTTACTGTATTATTTGTAGTACAAAGCCACATAGTATTGTCATTAGTTGAACCTTGATTAACAATAACCATTTGACCTGATATTTCTGCAATAGCATCATACTCTGTAGATCTACTAGCTGTTCCACTTGAAACAACTGTATAAATACCATTTTGACTATCAG